TTTGGTTGATTCAGTAACCCTAGCTCTTGATTTACCCCATACCAGGTGTCGTGTTTAAACCCAATTTGGAGATCAGCCTCTTGCTTCCTCACCCAGGACTGAGTGGATCTCGTTATTCTTTTCGACCGTTGCATATCAGGGAGCTTTCTTAATTTCTTAACCATTATTTTTCTGATAATCTTTGCCGTATCCCTTAACGCGGCTCTTTCGAGCTCCTTCAAAAGATACTTAGTTCGGTCAACATTGGATGTAAATTTTACACCATCACGATTGGTTCTCGTAACTGATTTTGGTACTGGCAAGGCGTATCACCTCGTTTACTTCCATACTTTCGTCATTAATTCAAGTTCTACGTTGAGTTCTTCCGGATTAATAACGGATAATATCTGATAAGTCTGCGAGCCAAATAACACGCGCATAGTTGATAATACGCCTGGTCTGTATCGCATCCTTATTCTCCCGCTCGTCTCTGAGCTCACTCGCTGTGCGGATAGATATTCTCTACCTGTCAACGGTTCCACAGAGGCCCATGCGGTTGCAAACTCAGTCCACGTTTGAACTATATCTCCCATGGGGTTCGTTCCCTCGGTTAAGTGTTGAATAACTACGCGATGTCTGAACTTCCCGATGTTCACACTACCACCACCACTTGGTTATATTTGATATTAATAATGATATCCCCCAGGGAAAACGCTAGTTTGTCAACTTTGCCAATGACTTCCCTATTTTCATACCAGTGAGCCATCAGAAGCTTTACAGCCAGTTTATAGAGATCGTTGGAGTAGTCTTTGATTACACCAGCGCCACCGATGTAATTTTCTGCAGCAATTTGAAGGCCGGCAATCGTTAAGTCCTCATCAGTTCCGTCCACCCGCAAGAAAAGTTTAATTTCTTCTATGTCCATGTTTATGCCTCCTTATGAGGAAGGGACCCGAAGGCCCCTATTAATTAAGCGATTGTGACTTCGAGATAAACCATTGCATCGGTATCGACCGATTGGATATCATCACGCACGATTGCGCGAATGTCTGTGCGATTCTTAACAAACGCTGTTCCTCCCACGTTCGTGGCGAGTAAGGACATTTGCTGACGGTCAAAAATCGTACAGAACTCCTTGAGATCCCCGACGAATACAGGCGCTTTGGTCAGGACAGTTGGAAGTTGCTTATTGGAAATCACAACAACACGCTTGCCATCAATAAGTTTTACGCTGGAATCGGAAACGCTAGGTTTGAGAATGTAGTTTCCGTCCAAGTCTTTAAGTGTATCAAGGTAGTTGAATCCATCCTGATTAGTAACAATGATCGCTCCAAGTGCCAGCATGGGATCAAGCGTGACATTCAACGCTTTCTTGATGTCGTCATAATCAACAAGCGCTGTTGCAACTAACGCCTTGAGCTTTGTAACGATCATAGCATTACGAGTAGCAATTGATTTCTTTAAGAGCCATTTTTCCAGATATCATAAGGTTTTGATCTGTATCGGACATCAAGTTATTTGGAACTGGCAAGATCCCGCCCTTGTCCGTAATTACATAAGCAACCGGCACGAACTGAGGAGAATCCGAAGCTGGAACATCAGCACCTTCAGCAAAGGAGGTGAAAGGAACTAGGTCTGCATATTTCTCTATAACGCGGCTGCCGCTTAATGTGCTGACAGGCTCGACGGTAATGTAATTCTCAAGGATAGGTAGATCACGCTTTAGCTCACGGATGCGAGTTTGGATATCCTGCGGAATGATAAGCCCGCCATCTTCTCCAGTGGACGAAGATAAGGCTGCGCGTGTTTCAAGTAACTTTGCTTCTACCTCAGTTACTTTCTTTCCCTTGAACGCTTTGAAGAAGGCTGCTTTGTATTGATCTTCCTCGCTAATTACGGCAACAACCGGAACAACAATGGGTGGAATTACCAATCGTTCCTGTGCTTCAATCTCAGCCTGAAGATCGGCTTTCTTTTGGAGATTGCGAACCTCAACCATGAGTGCATCCGCTTCGGTTACCTTGTTTTCAGCGAGCAATGCCTTAACTTCACCCTTTTTAGCGTTCAATGCCTCGAAAATAGCGCGTAATTCTTTAGTCATGTTTAATATTCCTCCTCTAATTTTAGAGCCCTAGCTCTATCTCGATCTTTTGCCTAGTCAATTCGTCCGGATCTGGCTCTGCTTTATTCTCGACGACAACGAATTTGGGAGTATTTTTGTACTTTGCCATAAACTCGAAGTCCTGAACGCTGGCAGCAATGGCTTTTTCTTCCTCAACCTTGTCACACAACCCAAGATCCATGCACTCCTGAGCCGTTAACCAAGTCTCTGCATCTAACAAAGCTGCCAGGTCTGGTTGTTTCATGCCAGACTTAGCTAAATATGTTTCCTCGATGCTTAGATCGATCTTATCCAGATCGTCTGCCATCTTCCGGAAGTCTTTTGCGTTGCCCATTGTTCCTGACCATGCGCGGTGGATCATCATCATTGCATTGGACGGCATATGGATCGTGTCGCCTGCCATGGCAATCACGGAGGCGATGGAAGCGGCTAAACCATCGACATACATATTCACTGTCGCCTTGTTTCTTTTCAGCATGGAATAGATGGCTTGCCCGGCGAAAACGTCACCACCTGGACTGTTAACATAGACATTTAATGCGCTTATGTCTCCAAGCGCGTCTAGTTCTGCCTTGAATCCCTTTGGCGTTATCTCTGTCCCATCACTAAACCACCCTGGAGAATTAGCAATCTCTCCGTAGATGCTCAGTTCGCCTTCGTTGTTGGCCAATGCTTTGAATGCCCAGCACTTTTTAGCCTTCTTTTTCACTTTCTCACCTCCTCCTTAAAATGGTCTAATTCATTTGGACGTCTAATGTGCGGATGACCAGGGTCAATCATATGGCTACTCCCAGAACACCCCAGCATGATACCCAGCACGATAAGGAGGACAACTAAAAAGAGAATATAAAAAATAATTGTCAGCACTTACTCATCCCCTAACTCATAAAAAATAACACCTATAAGGTGCTAGATGCAGGATCACCGCCTTTCTTATGGTGTAGGTGTTGTCTTTCCCGGTATCTTACTTTTGGCCATCTGATATTCATCAACGAGCGATGCGCTGACGTGATTCAGGTCAACCCTGTACTTGTCTCCCTCTGCGCCGATTCCATCCATGTCCTCTTTTTCGCGAACTTCATTGATGTTGTATGCCCCAATGCCCGTCATAGTTTGATAATAGGTTGCTCTTGCTGCTGAATCTCCGCGTAATACGCTGTCCAGATCAAACTTAGCATAGCGCCCCATNTCGTTTGGAGTTTGCAGNAATANCTTGTNATTGAATTCCTCTTCCCANCCCACTAGACTAGGCTGGATACTGTCGCCAATGAAATCCATGTTCTGTTGCTCGATGTTGCTAAACGTCGCATTGCTTAACTCCCCGATTTTATGCGGAGGTACATCAAATATCTTGGCAATTTCGCCAACATTAAACTTTTGCGTGGCGATGAACTCCGCATCCGCAAGGGGCATGGCGATTGATTGATAAGTCATACCAGCATCCACAACAGCAACTCCACCGGCGTTATCAACTCCACCATTTGCTTTCTGCCATTCATTCCTTAGCGCGTCTTTTGCCGTAGAACCAAGTGCAGCCGGTGTTGTGATGATCCCCTTCGTGCTGGTACCATTCTTATAAAACCCACCGATAAACTTTCCCGTTGCCTGCATTACTCCGAGTGTTTCTCTCGCCACCTGAATAGGACTCTTACCGCTTATGCCGTCTAGAGATAGATACGGGAGCCTTATTATTTCGCTCTCCTGCAAGCGCATCGTCTGCCCTCGTAGTGTAGTAATGTAAGTGAATAATCCAGTTACTAAATCTTGATATGGTTGAGTGTTTTCTGGAGATAACAACCAAAGATTTTGTATCCCTCTTCTGTCGCTCTCGATGTAGACGTAAGCTGTGCCCCAAAGGTTTTGGTGTACTGAAATCGTTTGCTTAAAAACAAAAGGTGTCATAAATGGGTTTGGCCTTGTCTCAAGCAAGTAAGCAACCTTATGTGCTTTGTCTCGCTCCCTGCCTGACGCTGTGGTCTTGAAAACTTGTATTGGTAGCTTTGCTATAGCTTTGCTTTTGACATCAACACATGCGTATACAGTAGCCACGTTTAACGAACTAGTGGCGGTTACTATTTCCCCTGAGGATGTCGTTGTCCCGCCCCCAAATATGTCGATCAACCATTGAGCCGGTTCTATTATTCCGCTTGTTAGCTCACTCTTTGCTCCAAATAGCTTATTAAATAACATTTGATCAATTCACCCCCTTTCCGAGCATAAGAAAAAGCACCCTATAGGATGCTTAGTTGTTGGTTAGTGTCATGATAACCTAAGTAATCTAATATGTGTTTCGCCCGATCTTCACTGTGGAATGTTTGTTTTGGATACCACTTAAAAAATTCCTTGTCACTTTTTCCACAGTTGCAAGTTCTACAAGCAGGAATAATATTATCCTCACTATACTCTCCGCCTTTACTTAATGCTACGAAGTGTTCCTGTTCTAGCGGTAATTCTTTTCCGCAGTAAGCGCACTTATCGTTAAAGTATCTCTTGACCTGTATCCATTGCTCGGCCGTAAATGTAGATGGTAATTCTTTCTTTCTTGCCGTGCGTCTTTGCGTCCTGATATTGCACTTATCTTTATTTTCTAACCTCCATATTTTGTACGTCACTCTCCTTCTTTCTACGCTTTTTTCTCTGGACTTCCTGTCATGCTCCGCCCTTCTTTCTGGATGAGCTATGTTGTAAAGCCTAGCCCGTTCTTTTCCCTTCTCGGGTCTTTGATTTCTATACTTCTTGCCAGCATCAGCTATCTTTTCTTTATTTGCTCTGTTATATTTCCTATGGCGCTCTGCGGTTCCTTCAGGATTATCATCTCTACGTTTTTTCTGATAAGCATTTTTACATTCCTTACAATATATATCCAGTCCATCTTTTTTATTTTTGTCCTTACAGAAATTATCAAGCATTAAATCTCTACTACATTTTCCACAAGTTTTCGTTTCCATCTCTACGCTTCACCTCATATATATTATAACACAAACTACATGTAGTTGCAAGTAATGACAACATGATATACAATGTATCTGAGGTGAGATAAATGGCTGATAGAGGATTGAAAACAAGAACCCCTTTTTCAAATTCATTAGACACAAAATTGCTAGAAAAACTAAAATCTTATTCCACGGAAAGTATGATCCCAATGTCAAAAATATTAGATAAGGCAATCGAGGAATATTTAAAGTCTACTAAAGAGTAGGCTTTATTTTTTTGCCCCTGTTGGCTTTATCCTAGCCACTGCCACTCCTATAATCAAGCACAGGCAACCCAATAGGTACATTCCTACTACTCTGCTAATAGTGAATGTGGTTACCACTAGAATAACTAAACCAATGATAATGAGAATATCCTCAATACACGAGGCAAGAATCTTTAGTATTGTTAATATTATTAATTTCATAAACTACTCCTTAAAAGCTGAACTCAGCACTTAGTATGTGTGTTTCGAGATCGATCACAGGCTCCGAACTTATCCCCCGAACATGGCAGTTAATCAATGCCGCTATCGGGTCAATACGTTCCTTACTCTTTCCTTTGTCCAGCATAATGTTATTATTCTGATCAGGACGTGTCACGGCGTTATTGATGGCCCACGTTAACACTGGATTGTTTTGGTGAATAACATTCCCCTCGTAAACTTTCACGCGAAAGTCTTTTGTCGGTTCTCCAAGCGTGGGGATGCCCTGGGGAATATCAACCGGGATATATTCTCTTAGTTCTAACTGGTAGCGTAGCCAGGTGGCAAGGTATCGGTCATAACAAACTTCTCCTTTGAACCATTTGTTTTTCTCGTACTCATTGTCCATGTACTGAAGGATGTAATTATAATCGACGCTCGCTCCAGGTGTGGCTGTAATCCATCCCTGTTCCACCCAAAGAGCGTATGGAACATTATCGGATCTCGTTTTGACAGCTAAAGTATCTTCCGGAATGAATGAATGAGACATAACCGCTTTTCTTCCATCGGGTAAATCTATCTCAGAACTAACACTTGTTAAGTCGAGGACAGCTGATAAGTCTAAGCCTGATATTGCCGATAGGCCAGTTACGTCCGGCCAAGGGTTATCTTCGCTCACTCCGCATTTAGCCCAGCGGTCCATGGCCATGTATCCGTTTTCTTTTTGGTCAACCCATACGTTCATATTTTTTGTGAGGAAGTTTCGCATTTTCTCTGGAGCGTCAATCGCCTCCTGCAGATCCTCGCGTATGCCTTCGATACCTTCACGATAGGAGCACAGGATAGGATTTGCTTTAACCCAGTTTGATTCGTCCTTGATATCGTCGCCTTTATCTAACTCTTCGATCATTACATAGTATTGATCATTGTTAATCGGGGAGCTGGGGTCAAGGATTTGCGAAACATAAGCGTATTCAACACGGTAGCAAGGGTTAGATATATCGAACCCAGCTGTCGTAATGATCATAATCAAGGGTTGGCGCCTTGCGTTCTTTCCGGATGTTAGCATATCAAGCATTTCAGAAGTCGGATGAAGGTGGTACTCGTCAACGATTCCACACTGGACGTGCGTTCCATCGCCTGTTTTACCGTCTTCTTTGCTCAGTGCCTCCATGAATGAACCTGATTTGGTGTGAGTAATGCGTCCATATGCTATGGTGTACTTGCCCTTTAGCGCCTCGCACCTGGTCAACATCATTTTAGCTTCGTTCCAAACGATCTTGGCCTGCTTGGTTTTTGTAGCAGCACAATATACTTCTGCAGCGCTTTCTCCATCGGCAAACGTTTCATACAAGCCAACGAGCGCTTCCTCTTGTGACTTGGCATTCTTGCGCCCGACTTGTTTGTAAGACTTGCGGAATCTCCTAAGGCCAGTGTCCTTGTGTATCCACCCGAATATGTTCCCATAATCGAAACGCTGGTTGATTTGGAGTTCAATAAACTGCCCTTCGATAACTCCCTTGGTATGCTTGAACAATCTGCAAAAATCAGTGAACCGCTCCGCTTTTTGTTCGGAAAATACATAAGGGAACTCTG